CGAAAAAGAGGAGATACCAGAAGTATTTACCTTTTAAATTTAATTTTTATATTTTTACATAAAATACTCAAACAATGAGAGGACCAGGATTAGGACGACTAATTAACCAAATATCGAGAGCTTTTGGAAGCAAAACGAATAGTACAAATAAATTTAACGAGGCTTTTTTGTTTGGTGGAGAGTACACGCCTTACGACACCAGCGCAAAGAGTTACATAGAACAAGGTTATAATATCAACCCTTTAGTTTTTTCTATGATTACGCAAATGTCTAATAAGACGGCAAGCGTGCCTTTTTACATAAAAGAAATAGAGGATAAAAACGCTCAAAGGAAATTAACTCAGTTGATGGACTCTACAAAGGGTAATTTATCAATGACCCAAAGACTAAAATTTACTAAGTTAATAACTAAAGCATATAGTAAAGAGGATAAGCCTTTCCCAATGGAACGACCTAACGTTAACCAAACATGGACGGAATGGATAGCATTATACAAAACATTTATTAAAACAACTGGTAACGTTTATATTTATTGTTTAGCACCAGAGGACGGAGTTAATAAGGGTAAACCAGTACAAGTGTATTTATTACCTAGTCACTTAATGCAAATAGTAGTTAAAGACAATGTAGATTTTTTAACAAGTGAAAACCCTGTAAAAGAATATATTTTAACAGAGGGAGCGAGTTATATTGAGTTTGACGCAGAAAAAGTAATACATATAAAATACTCAAACCCTAACTATGATGAAAACGGAGCGCACTTATACGGCATGAGTCCTTTAAGAGCTGCTTTAAAAAATATTCAAAACAGTAACACAGGCTTAGACTTAAATATTAAAACTCTAAAAAGCGGTGGTGCATTTGGATTAATTCACGCTAAAAGCACACCATTAACAGAAGACCAAGCTAAAAGCATTAAAGATAGATTGTTAGAAATGGACTCTAGCCCAGACAGACTAAGCAAAATAGCTGGAGTTAGTGCTGAGGTTGGATTTACTAGATTAAGTTTAACAAGTGACGAGCTAAAACCTTTTGATTATTTAGCATTTGATAGACAACAAATAGCAGACTGTTTGATTTGGGAGTTGGTAGATGGTAATAGAGGAGATTTTGGAGGAACTATTGAACAACTAAGAAAGCAAAGAGTAACAGACAATATACAACCAGATTTAAAGTTATTGACACAAGCGTTAAACGAGCAATTTTTACCTAGATTTAAAGGCTATGAAAATGCAGAGATTATTTTTGACATCATGGAGTTACCAGAAATGCAAACCGATGTTAAAGAACTTACCGAGTGGTTAAATACTGCATTAGATAGAGGTGTTATAAATCGTAACGAATATAGAAACGCTATACATTATTTAGAAGTAGATGAGGAGGACATGACTAGGTTTACTGTCACAAATGATATAATTAGCTTAGAGGAGGCACTAGATAACGATTTTAATATAGCGGACCAACCCGCTAAACAAAGGAGAGTAAAGGCTGGTTTCGACCCAAACCAACCAAGAGCCGCAGATGGTAGATGGGGAAGTGTTACGGGAGACGAAAGCGAGGATGAACCAAATACAGATTATAGAGGGTCGCATCAAATAAGTTATGACCCTGAATATAACACGACATTAGATGACTTAACTAAAGGAGGTCAATTAATACCAGAGGATATATTTGAGCATCCCGAATGGTATGCAAACATGAGCGACCCAGCTTATAGAGAAAGTTGGGCGGCTATTTTAAAAGTTCAAGGCAAACCAAATGCAATGATTGAGATATTTAGAGGCGTGCCAAAAGGAGTTACTAATATAAATAGTGGAGATTGGATATCTTTAAGTAGAATTTATGCTACACAACACAGTTACGATATGCACGGAGATGGAAAAGATGGAGACGTTATATCTATGATGGTTAGAGTAGGAGATATTTCTTGGGATGGAAACGATATAAACGAGTTTTCTTATTTTAAAGACTTAGAAAAATAATTGGCTAGTATAAACTCATATAGAAACAAGTGGTTAAGATGGCATAAAAGCTATGAAAAAAGAGCCTATAAAGAATTAAAGAAAACCTTTAGTAAGTGGAATAATGCAATAGACTTTAACTCTATGACTGAAACCAATTACACCAATGTTATAGAAAACGCTATTGACGACGACGCTTTATTAAAGACTTTAGAAAACATTTATATTGAGGTGGGCTTAACTCACGGATCGAGAGTAGGCGCTGGAGTAAACAAAGAGTTAAAACTATTTACTTTAGGAGAGTTTACAACGGTGTTTTTAAATAGTATTATAGAATACCTTTTAGAATATGGAGCAGAAAAAGTTGTAATCATTAGTAGAACCTATAAAGACGACATAGCAAAAATAATATCCAAAGGGTTAGAGGACCAGAAGACAATGCCAGAGATTGCAAAAGAATTGCAAAAAATGGTTAGTCGTCCTGGTTTTTATCGTTGGCAAGCTATGAGAATAGCACGAACAGAAACAACAGCTGCCGCAAATAGAGCAGCGTTAGAAGCTGGTGCAATAAGTGGTTTTGTCACTAATAAAGTTTGGTTAAGTTCACAAGACAAAAGGACTAGAGATATTCCTAAAAATGAGTTTGACCATTTAGATATGGACGAGGTACAAGTAAATATTGAGGACGATTTTAAAGTCCCTCGAAAAGATGCACCACCGCAAGCAATGGCATATCCTGGAGACCCAAGAGGCTCGGCTGGTAATGTTATAAATTGTAGGTGTGCGGTTGCTATTGTACCCGCTAGAGATAGGTTTGGAAATTTAATACCAACAACATAAAATAAAAAATAGTTATATTTACATAAATTATAGACAATGCAAGGTTTACTAGAATTTAAACAAATTACAGGAGCGTTAAAAGACGTAGATTTAAAAAAGAGAATTGTTACGGGTTACTTATCTAACTTTGATAACAAAGATTTTGATAATGATATTATCGTAAAAGGAGCTTTTACAAAGTCAATTAGCGAGAGAAAGAACGATATTTATTTTTTAAATCAACATGACTGGAAACAGCCTCATGGTAAATTTAACGTGTTAATTGAAGATGAAAAAGGATTGTATTTTGAAAGCACGCCTTTAATAGATACAAGTTATTCAAGTGATGCTTTAAAATTATATGAAGCTGGTATAGTAAATGAGCATAGTATAGGGTTTAATACTATACAGAGTGATTTTGATAAGAAAAATAACGTTAGAACAATTAAAGAGATTAAATTATATGAGGGTTCTAATGTGACTCTAGGAGCTAACAACGCAACACCATTTACAGGATTTAAAAGTTTAACTTTAAAGGAAGTTAACGACAAACAAAAATTAATACTAAAAGCATTTAGAAATGGAACGTTTACAGACGATACATTTGGACTTTTAGAAATAGCAATAAAAGACTTACAATTACAAGCCTTTGAATTAGGAAAATCACAGAAAAAGGAAAAGCCGTCTAACGACACTTTTAATAATAATTCTGCCGATATAAAAACGATAGAACAATTTATTAAAAACATTTAAAAAAATGGAATTAAAAGAACAATTAGAGGCTCTTTCTATAAAACTAGAGGGAAAATCTAAAGAAGAAATTAAAACAGCAATGGAAACATTTGCTACGGAAAACACTAAAGCAATTGAAGCGGCTACTACTGAGGTAAAAGAGGCTTTATTAACTCAAATTGAGGAATTAAAGACAAAAGCTGAGGAAATGCAAGCGCATACAGACGCTTTAGACGTTAAAATGCAAGACCAAAAGAAAGGTCTTAAAGTAACTAATGATCCAGTAAAGGAAATTATTACAAAGGATTTTGATAAAATCAAAACAGTTGTAAAAAGCGGTAAGGTTTATTTAGAAACTAAAGCAGTTGGAAATATGACGTTAGGTGCAAACTTAACAGGAGACCAACCGAGAACGTTTAGTAATGAGGTTGCAACGTTACCTATGCAAATACTTAATTTTTCTGACTTGATTGGAACTATTAATATTGGTAATGGTACTTATACTTTCCCACGTAGAACAACAAGCGAGGGAGCTGCCGCTACACAAACAGAGGGGGCAGATAAAGGACAAATTGATTACGATTTATCTATGATAGATGTAAACACCGACTTTATTGCTGGTTTTTGTGTTTATTCAAGAAAAATGGCTAACAACTTACCTTTCCTAGAAAGTTTCTTACCAGGAGAGTTAAGACGTTCTTATTTTGATGCTGAAAATAGTGTATTTAACACAGCTTTAGCGGCTGGAGCAACTGCATCTACTCAAATTATCACGGGTAAAAATAAGATTGAAATGTTAATGAATGAGGTTGCTACTTTAGCTGGCTCTAACTGGTCTACTGACGGTATTGTATTAAGTCCAGCAGATTATAACAGCATTTTACAAACTGAGGTTTCAACTGGAGCTGGATATGGTTTGCCTGGAGTGGTTACTTTAATTAATGGACGTTTAGCGATTAATGGTATTCCATTATTCCAAGCTAATTTCTTAGCAGCTAACAAATATTATGTTGGTAACTGGTCTCAAATTAAAAAGGTTGTAACTGAGGGATTATCTTTACAGTTTAGTACTGAGGATGAGGATAACTTTAGAAAGAACAATATTACTGCAAGAATTGAAGCACAAGTTGGTTTAGCGATACACCGACCAGACTCAATGATTTACGGAGACTTTACAGCAGTATAAATCTTTAAATTATGAAAGTAGTAAAAGATTTCTTTTGTATTATAGAACGTAAAACCTATAAAGTAGGGGACGAATACAAAGGTAAAAGAAAGGATTTAGGACACGTTTTAGAAGCACCGAAAAAAAAGGCGGCATCTAATAACAAGAAATAAGTCTTTTGATTGTTAATTTTAAGCCCTACCTTTAATTGGGTGGGGCTTTTTTAAATATAGATTATGATATTAGTTACTAACTTATTTCGTGAAAAATCCGAAAACTTTAAAATTTACAGACCAGGAAGTAAAATAGCTCATTTCTCAAAAAAGAGAGAGGACGAGCTTATTAAAAAGAAATATGCTTTAAGGGTTGTAGAAAAAGAGAAAGTAGAGAGCAAACCTAAACGCAGTAAAAAAGAAAAATAATGGCTTATATTGATGTAATACCTTTAGAGGATGCAAAAGTTTATTTAAGAGTAGACGACACTTTAACAGAGGACGACAACTCTATAACTAGAATGATTAATGCTGCTTTAGAATATGTAGAGGATTGGACTAATATTTTGGTTTATGATAGAACTAAAAGTTATATATCACAAAATGGGTGTTGTACTGTTTACGATGCACCTATTAACTCAGTAGTTACACCAGCAAGCGCAGACGACTACACGCAAACAATTAAGCACGGTTACAGTGTTTTTGATGTAACTAGTACTTTAACAGAAATAGAGTTAAATGTTGGGCATCAAAACGTTTCTGATATACCACAAAGTATTATAGATTGTGCTTATGAAATTATTGATTTGATGTATTACTCACATGAGACAGGAAAAACAGTAGAAAAAGATTTAAGCGAGTTATCTAAAAACATACTTAACAAAAACAAAAGATTTGTATTTTGAGCGCAAGAAGATTTAGAAAAAGAATAGAAGTTTGGCAAACATTAGAGGTTGCGGATGGTTATGGGGGTTTTACAGTTTCAGAGCAACTAATAACTACTACATGGGCGGATCTAAAAACTATTGACTCAAAAAAACAAAACACCGATTTTGGTGTTAATACAAATCAATTAGCGGTCATGTGTACCGTTAGAAAAAGAAACGATTTTTATTATAACACCCTTAACCAATTTATAAAATACGCTGGGAATAAATACACAATTATAAGTTTTCCAGAAAACAAAAACTTTGATAATTCATTTATAACATTTATAGCGGTTAAAGAAGATTTAAAAGCAGCTAATATAGTTACACCGATAGACTCAGCAAGTATTTATACTAATTATGAAAGCAGAGTAACACCAAACGGAGGAACGGAATTAAACCAAACTTGCCAAACTGAATTTATACAAGACCTTTTAGAGTTATGAGTAAATTAAACTTAGAAATAAAAGGAATAGACGCTATAATTAAGAAGCTAAAAACCTACGGAGAACACGCTGAAAATATTGTTGAGATACATACTAAGGCAACCGCATTAGAAATAGCGGCAGATGCTAAGAGATTAGCACCAGTAGACACAGGCAAACTAAGGCAAAGCATAGGAACGCAGAAAGTAGAAAAACTAACTTATAGGATATTTGCTGGCGTTAAATATGCACCTTATATGGAGTTTGGAACTGGAGGACTTGTAGAAGTACCAAAAGAATTAAAAGCATTAGCAATAAAATTTAAAGGCAAAGGAGTAAAAAAGATTGACCTAAAACCACAACCGTTTTTATACCCAGCATTAGTATTAAATAGACAATATTATAAGGAGACTTTATTAAAAGAATTAAAAAAAATACAGGGATAAGATGAATTTAGACGATAATACAAAAATATACGATTTTGATACAGAGGTAGCAAGAGGCAATGTAAGAAACGCAGCAACATGGAATAAATGGGGTTACAATAGTGATATAGACACAGGTACAGAGGAAAT